AAACTATCAGCAAAATACTGATAGTCAGCTTGTAAACCAGCAATAGTTTCAGTTGTAGCACGATCAAAGGTTGCTAAATCAGACAAACCTTTTTTAATAGTATTTATAATTGCCTTTAAAGCAGTTCTAATCAAACGATACATAACAATACGTACTAAGGATTTAGTAAACATATTCATCTTTACTTTTGTTTTAGCAGCTTGTTCGCCCATTTTTTTAATAGATTCAGTAGTCTTTATTATTTGAGGCGATTGATCCACAATAGGTTTACTATCTATTATTGGAGTATTATCTACTGCGTCTGTAGATACTTTAAATTTTGTAGACTTATTTAATTTAGTGTAAGACTCAACTTGAGGTAAAGCTCTCACACTTTCTTTTGTATTGCTAACATCTGAGTTAATATTTTTTGCTTTACGGATTGACATTTGAACTTTATTTACAGAATCAAGAGCACTCGTGAGAGATGCTAAATTGCTAAACGACAATCCAGAAATTTTCTGCAAAGTGTCATAAATGCTCTTGAGTCCATTAATATTTTTAGAAATAGATTGGAGAGCACGCAACGAACTAGTTAACTCATTGATGTCCGAAGTTGTTTCTTTACTATTACTAGTAATGACAATTTTTAGACTTTCAATTGTATCTTCCATTTTATGCCCTCCTATCTTTGCTTTGTTGCTTTAATTTATCGCGTAAATTCCTTAATCGTTCGTTTCTATTAATTTGATTTAAATCATTTATAGATTCCACCTCATCTTGAGTAAGAGGTATTGGGCTTTCCATGTATTTTTTGCCACCTAATACACCTGCTACTGCAGCATATACATATGCTCCTGATAACCAGCATTGTGCATTTAATTCACTATCTCTAAGTAATTTAGCTTTTTTATAAGGAATAACTAACGTGGGATCACCATAATAAAACTGATTGTAGGTCATACCACAATTCAAATAATATGGGAAAACTTCACGAAATATATATTCAAAACTTAATTTAGCACATGAATCTACTTCACGTGCCATTGAAGGTTTTTTGAATTTTTTGATTTTCCAAATAAGGATTCAAGAGGTTCAGCATACATTTCAGCTAATGCTTTGAATAATCCTTCTTTATCATCAATATTTTTCAAAACATCCAATATATCGTTTTCTTTAGTATTAGGATGATTTTTGAGAAACGCTGCTTTAAACAGATCGGTCATTGTAGATACAGGATGTTTATTGGCGTTTTGAATATCAAATCCGTCCTTATCCAATTGTAGTACAATAGACCGATCAAACTCTAAGACATATTCTCTTCCATTATCACTATCTTCAATTCTAATTTGTTTGTTTGCCATAATTATTCTCCTTTATGTATGACTTAAGCGGTTACTTCTTCAAATGGTTCGGATAATGTAATTGTGAGTTTCATTTCACGAACTGCATTTGCTCCTGCACCAACAATATATACTGATGCCGTACCCTTACCTACGAATTTTCCATCTATTCCATCTTCTCCAAAATAAATACCATAATATTTTTCTAAACCCTTTAATGCGAGTAACGCATCATATGTAGCTTTGGTATAATTGAATGTAAATTCTTTCGAATCATTACTTTCTAGACCCTCGATATAAACTTTTGCTTTATCGACTAGAGTTGTAGTCTCCAATTGTTCAGGCGCGCCTCCTAAATCAGGATAATCTTTGATATCCGCTAATACTGTTAATAGTTCAGCGGACTCACCACTTAATAAAGTGGTATTGTATGTACTAACTGCCATTATTATTACCTCCTATAGATAATTTTGTCTTTAGACACTAAACCACGATAACGAATAACAAGTCTATATATCACAGCCTTATTATCTTGCATGGGTGTCATGCTTAGTCTTTCAAAACCAAGACTTCTCATATAATCATCAACGATCGTTAATATGCTTTTTGCTTTACTCTTTCTCATTAGACCTTCTGTATAAATATTGGTTTCGAACACAATAAATGCGAATTTTTCATCATGACTCGAATCTTCACTATTATTATCAGTGTATTGGTCGATTTCCTCAATGCTAACGAATGGTTTTAAAGAAGGAGTATTAATATACATATTTCCCATATTGATTGTAGAATCGCTTGTTTTCAACAAAGTAGATAAATTAGAATAAATTTCATTTTCAATTTCTATCATTTAAATATCTCCTTCGCTAAACTAACGATATTATTTCGTATCTCTTTAGATGCCAAATACATGGCTCTTGCAGGAGGATTACCCTTTGTGCGATAGATATTACCTTTTGTAGTCGTTCTAATGAATTTACCATTAGTTCCACCTACTCCATAATAACTCCATCCATTAGGATTACTTCCTTTTTGCTTCCCATACAATCCTCTATATGCACCCATTTCGAGTGCTAAAGGATGTTGAACAAAATAATGAACGCCTGTTCCAAACTCTATAAACGTTACTGACTTTCCTGTCGCGCGAATTATAATTTTATCACTCCCTACCCATTCAGGTGTATGAACTATTACATCATTATCTCCATCGTATATTGCTGTTTTAAATGCAACACTAGCAGTATCAATGCCTAATGTTGCAAGTTTATTTAAAAATAATGTATTTTGAGAATCGAGAGAAGATCCTACTTTTTCAAGTCTATTTATTAAACTCTCAATACCTTTAATTTCCATTTATCTAACCTTCGTCACAGCAATAACTATTGTATTTAATGTAATAATTCTACGAGTAACTATATAATCGTAAATCAGATTACCTAGATCATCATATTCGAGTGTTGGTGAATCTATAACAAATACTGTATTTTCATCTATATCACCTGCAAACTGACGTTCTAATGTAATAGTTTTATCATAATTGAGTTCGGTTCCGAATAATTTAATATTTGCTTCTCCACCAGCATCTACAACACTAGCTTTAATCTTGATAGGTGTATTATAACTAATTGCATATTCTCCTGTCACATTTTCACTAGCATCCGTAATTGCTGTTTTAGTAGCATATGTAGCATAGTAGAGATAAACTTTGTTTCTATCCAAATTTCTCATAATACATAAAACTCCCCTAGAGAAATTATATCTGCAAGAATTGTAGCTTCATCGCGGTAAGAACGGCTTACACCATTCTCATTATGAGAAGATTCACCCTCTGCACCACGCTTAGCAATTAATGTAGCAGATAATTCGTACCATAAAGGCTTATATTCTTCGGGAATGTCTAAAGTAGTCTTTTCTGCACCTGTTGCAAATGGATATCGTTTATTAATTATTTTATATCCTGCCTGAGTTAAATAGGTATCTAATACTTCAGTAGTGGATATTGTACTATCATTTACTAAGATTGTTAATACTGATCTATCTTCATCCGCTATTGTCATATTAAATACCTCCTATTTTAGTCTAAGCCCCTGCTGCTACTGTTAAGAATTTTACAACTGCGAGTTTTGAAGCGTCAGTGATTCCAACACCATAGAACTCATTAGCAACAATTGATGTTTCAGTAGATTTAGGACTACGAGCAAGCTCAATCCTAATCGCTCTTTTACGAACAACAGTAAGTGCTTTTGCTTCTTTTTCTGTTTCTGTATCAAACGTTAATTTGATAATAGGGCAGTAATATGATCCAGCATTTGCTACAATAAGCTTTGATACGACAATTGACGTATTTGCAATTCTACCAATTTCACCATTTTGGATTACATTTGTACCTGCTCCATATTTATCAGCAGAAAGGAAATTCTCATCCAATCTAAGCTGCTTCACCTGATGAGGGCTAATAAACATAACCTTTTGGGTATTGACTTCTTCATTAAATAAATCAATTGCGCCAACTATGCCATCATATGATATGATTCCTGCGGCGTCATATGTATTTGTTGAAGTCAAAGCTAATGCTAAAGCATCCGCTTGCATTTTAGACAAGAATGCTTTTAATATTTGAGAATAAGCTTCTTGTTCAACATTTCCATAAGAACTAATGACTGCTTCATCGCTAAATGCAATGGATTTCATTACTTTCTTAATTGTAACCTCAATGCTAGTATATGTCAATTTATCATCTTCGACTGCTACACCTTCGGCGATATCTTTAGCATCACCAGAATATGCCCAAGCAGGATACGTAATAGTAGTACCCGGAACGCCGACTAACGTACTATCGACACCTAAGTATTTTAACATTTGTATCTTAGAGTCTAACTTAGCTGATAACATATCCGAAAATACTTCGGGTACTAATACATCAGCAAGTTGTGTTATTTCATTTGCCATTTTTTAAATTCCTCCTAGAATTTTTTAATTGTCTTGTTTTTTTAGAATATCGTATGCTTCTTTATTGGTCTTATACAGATTCGTACGTTCAGTGATTGACATCTTTTTAAATTTGTCAATTGTAATACCCTTAGGATCATCTCCATCGGGATTAGCTATAGGTGGACGTTTTGTATTTTTCAACGCATCAGATTTAACTTGATTGATAATATTATCTTTTAAAGCCGCAATGTTTTTAAATACAACATCAGTATTATTCTCTACAAAAGCGTTAGCCGTTTCAGAAGCAAGAGTATCATCCATACCGAGAGTTAGGAATCTATTCTTATTAGTTTGAATCTCTTTGTCTTTTATAAGAGCTTTTGAATTTGCCTCAAGTGCGTCAATCCTTGCTTTATATTCAGCGTCTCTTTGTTGAGCCTCTGTTAATGTTGCACGATTCTGTTTTTTATATTCGGCATTTTCACTCGAAATTTTGTCATTACTACTTTTGTATTTATCTACAAGGCGAGTTGCCTCATCTTTTGCGAGCTTAGCATCTTCTTTTTGTTTTGCAACAACAACAAGTGCATCCTCAAGAGTCATATCTTCAACGTAGTCATCTCCAACCAATTTTTTAATATCTTCTTTTTCCATACTTGGAAACCTCCTATTCGGTAATCTCTAATTTGATTATCGTTTGCGTTTTTAGTGTTCTCTCACTTGTGCGATTTAAGTCTTCTCTGACTACTATATAAAAGGGGTAACAGCTTTCACTGTAGCCCCATTTAGCCATATTCTATTGCCCAATTACAATAATATTATGTTTGATAACAACACGTCTTCTAATTTCTACCACTACTAGTTTATCACGCTCAAGTTTGATTTCACACTGATTTCCTTTATTTACTATATTAATTATTTCATCAAGTAGTGCTTGTTGATTTGGGATCGACTTTATTTTCATCATCAGTGCCTCCTTCATCTTTACTTGCATCAATACCATTCTTTAGTGCTTGTACAATTGCTTCGGCTTGTAATTTATCGTAATACGCTTTACTTTCTACATATGCACTTGTTGGATCAGGGAATAATCCGCATAGATTGAAGGCTAATCTGGGTGCTAATTTATCAACAGACATTAGTTGAGTAAATGCTTGAACCTTTGTATTAATGTTTTCGAAGTTACGTCTAGTAAATTTAACATCAATATCTGTATAATCTAATTTTGCATTTTTATCGCTTTTATAAGTTATCGTTATAAAGCACTTCAATGCTAATTTTATGAAACTATGCTCACTTTTTTTAAAAATAAGTTCGCTATCTTTCGCTCTACTTTCGGCTGCACTCCAACCATCTCTTAGTATAACAGCACTTCCTGTATCAGATGTAGAACTACCACCATTACGATTTGGCATTCCGCATATTGTAAGAACAGATGCATATAAATCATTTTTCAAAACTTGTACACCATTTTGGTCTAATTGCTGTGTTATAAATTTAACATCAGCTGCATTATCTTTAGTAGATTTAAGTTTAAGTGCGCCGAGTTGATATAATGCTTTTATATCTTCGCTAGTAATATCTACATTTGTAAATACCAATAAACTTTGAATCAATTGTTCTACACCATCAATACGATTACTATCTATAGTATTTATACCATTTAGTAATCCCATAACTATCTCGAAATCGCCTAATCTTGAAAAATTATTAGGATATTCTATGATAGGTATCATTCCTA